TCTTTCCAAAGAAAATTCCAGTCAGGATGAAGAGTCTGAATATAGAAGTCCGCATCTCTGACCCACTCAACGACACGTTTCAAAAGCCCAACTTGCCCAACTACAGACGTAGGACTTTGACCTTGAATCCCACACTCTTGACGAGTTTGCATACTCAGCTCTAAAAATGTCATTTCAACACATCCTCACTCTTTTTTGGGATTTTCTCCAGATCGTGCTTCATGCCTTTAGCCACCCGGTTGCTCATTTTTTTGGGTGTGTCTGCGTTTGAGTATTTGGACATTTTGGGTGCTTTTCTGGGACTGACTTTGGCTTCAATGGGAACTCCGTCGATCGTAACTTCAGTGCCGTCGCTCCGATAATATCTCCCAGCTTGAACATACTTGTATTCCTTTTTATTCATAGTGACACTGTGGCGAGCCGTTAAATCAAGCATAATAGTGTGCCTCTGATAATGAAAAAGGGAGCAGCAACTCTCGTGCTGCTCCCTTATTGTAGCATATTGATTGAATTTTTATTACTTCGTTTTCACATCTTCAGTCGGGCGTTGACCCTGACCTTCTCCGCGAGGTTTATAACCTTTATCAATTTTTACTTTCTTCGACAAACCGGTCGCGGTATTGCCTTGTGCATATTTCGCCATGATAATCTCCTATCATTTATTGTTGGCGCACATCAGGGGCTTTCGCCCCATCAATGCAAAAAATTAAGAGAAAGACTCCCAGCGAACAATACGGGCGTTGGATGCGTCTGTATGAACCAGACCAAACCCACCAAGATAGTACCATGCGATACCTTTGGAACGACCATAATCGGTCGGAATCTTACCGCGAATTTCTTCAGGAACGACGATCGCTTCAGCGACAGTGTCGGCTCCGAAGAAGTGAGCCAAGTCAGAAACACCATGGGTAGTCCAACCTTGACTTGGGATATTAGTTTGCTCAATAAAACGGACGCCTTCATAACGACCAATTTCGCCGTTCATGATCATACGGAAACCAATCTCTACATACTGATGCAGAGCTTCCATATCGTTCTTCAGAGTCCGGAAGGTTGTTGGACGAGCAATACAGAAATAATCACCACCAGCATAGGTAGGAATATTACGCTCTTTCATGTAATCGACGATGTCTTTTACATGGTACTTGTCCATCGCAGCCGCATTATCCTCAGTCGATGCTAACGCACCGTCAGTTTGGAAGAGCATGTTACCAGCACCAGCGGCAGTTGGGTAACATACCAAAGGACTGAGCTGGAATTGTGCTTGTGCAGCAAGATCGAAAGCCTTAGCAGCATCATTCTTCAGAACCTTGTCGATAACTTCTTCAACGCTGTGCTTAGACAGGTTGTCGAGTTTCTCAGTGAAAGGTACAGAGTTACCATACTCAGTCACAGTCAAGGAACCTTGAACGATGGTGTATTGGCTTTCAGGCATTGTGCTACCCTCAGCCAGAACCGTACCCTGATCAGCGATATCAGAGTAGACGTTCCAGTTGTAGGTATCACCTTTTTTCTTGCCTTTGTTCATGGCATCTTTAGCATCACAATGCTGACGATACCGGATCATAGGCTGAAGTGCATGGCGCAAAGTATCAGACAGTTCATCTGAATACATATACCCGCCGAGATTAGCTGTTCCCCAAACTTGTCCCATTTGTTGCTCCTATTTACTACCCAGAGCGATGTCTTCGATATTGATCGAATATCTGCTGCTGAGTCTTGGGTTTATATCCGGGAGCTGCCTGTGACTTCGTGTTTGCCGCAGCCACATTCCTGACAGTTCTCCTTTTCGTGTCCCTACGACGTGTCAGCGTGTCATCTGCTGGCGGATCATCGTTGGAGACTCCTTTCATACTATTGACCCAATCATCCACTTCTTTCGCAGCTTCTAAAATGACTTGTTTTGGCGTCCAATCCGGGTGCTCTTCTTTCAACCTTATGGTTGCGGTGTTGGTCATATCATACAGATTTTTATCGGCTTTTAAATGCCCATATTTCTCTGCAAAAGCGATTCGACCTTCCTCAATAGAGTGTGCGTACCTCTCTTTTTTTAACCCTTCCTGAACCGCAGCATCCACATCAACAACGACTGGTTGTGGAACGATCTGCGGGGCAGGTTGCTGTGTAATCACCTTGGACACAGCAGACTTGAATGCCAATTTTACTTTTTCTTCGTCTCCAGAGAAAATGCCGTCCGCCATCGCCTGAGCGTCTTCATCACTTATTTCAACCGGTTTTGCCGGTTCAGGTGGCGGAGCTACCTCTCTAGTTTGAATCTGCGTTTCGCGAATCTTGAGATTTTCTTCGCGGAGTTTAAGTTCTTCCGCGAACTCATTGTTCCTACGTTTTAAAAGATCAAGTTCAGTTCGCTCTTGAGCGGCTTTTTTGAGACGAGCTTCACCGGAGAGTTTCTTCTGGAGATTAGCAACTCCACCAGCATCGTCAACCTCTTTCTGGGAACGTTGAATGACTTCTCCGTCCACCTTAAGGTCAACCATGACAGGTTGTGACTCTACAGGATCAGGATCTCCCTGATCATCCTCGTCTTCGTTAGCCTCTGCTTCGAGCATTGCCGGATCAACGTCTTGCTCTCTGATCTGGGCTTTGCGATTGGCATACATTGATTCTAATACTGTATCCCGATGCAGTTTGGGTTCTTCGTCCTGATCTTCGACAATCTCCTCATCGATATCTTCGATTACTTGATCGTCTTGCTGATCCTCTTGCTGATCGTCTTGCTGATCGTCTTCAAACACCACGTCCGATTGGATAGTAGCTTTCTTGCCCATATAAACTCCTTAACCTCTCGTCCTTGCGGATAGAGAGAAAAACCGTTACAAATATTATAAAGGTAACTTAATAGAAAAAACAATCTTTTTATTCAGCCTCGCTAATGTACTCCTCATATGTCAGGTTCCCGGCTTCGATCAAATCGCGGATCCACTGTTGGAAATCTACGTGTCTCATCGCTAGGTTCTGGAGCTTCACAATCTTCTTCGCGTCGGACGGATCAGTACCCAGAAGAGCATCCTTGGCGTGTTCAATGTCAAGTGTCGCCCGATCTTGAAGAAACTTACCAAGAGGAGAGTTAAGAAAAACTTCTGCTTCCTGACCCAATGAGATAAGCTCTTTCTGACCATCACTTAATACGTCACTCATCTGTTATCCTCTTCCCGGTTGATCATCAATCCCCGGAGCCATTCCATACTTGTTGTTCATCAACAGGTCAGACATCCTGTCACGTTCAGACGTCGCAAACTGAAGCTCCTTCTCCTGCTTAGAGACAACGAAGGCATCTTTAGCGATCTGAAGCTCCCCGCGCTTGATGTCATTAAGCTCCGCATCAATCTGCTGGTCAATGTAATCAATCTGCTGCTGCAGGTATGCGATCTGCCGCTGGGTGTCATACTTAAGCGTGTCACGCTGCATCTGACCCTGCTGCCGGATGTTCTCAACCTGAATCCGCGTCTGCGAGTCAAGCTGCTTGGTCTGCAGCATCTGCTGGGCTTCCTGCAACTGCTTGGTCAGTTCTGCGACGCGTGGGTCTTCCATCTTCTCATCGTTGAAGAATCTGCGCCCGTCTTGGTAACCCAGTGCGCCGAAGACCTCTTTCAGAATCTCTTCCGGGTTAAACTTCTGAATCATCTGTGGCATGAACTTGGTCACGGTCTCCAACCCGAAGGCGAGCTTCTCAACCTGCTTCTGTGGGTTAGTCGCCCCGAATCCTACCGCCATAGAGACTGTCATGTCCATCCGCAGTGCCTGTAGTGCCAACTCTGGAGCTGCCCCGTATCCTGCCGCCTGAAGACGTCTGGGATCTGATTCGTAGAACTTTTCCATCAGCAGACACTGGTGCATGACACCGCGTACCCATGACTCCGAGAAGACCTTGAGCTGGTAGTCCGTCACGTTACCGCTGTCCTCTGACATCAACTGCATCCCACCGACGGTCTCGTTCATGGCGCGGTTGGTCGCAACGGATCCACCCGAGAATGACCCCGCGATGTCATCCAAGTCAGAGTTCAGTCTGTCTTGCTCTTGGTACGACGATCCTGTCACG